CTGAAAATTCGCAGAGACGACAACGACATGTACCGTAAGCCAAGCGACCCAACGCCACGTACTTTTGAGCAGTACGAACACCCGGAAAAGCCAATCAGTAACTGACTTTTTTCAGGCCGATTAAAGTCGGCCTTTTTACCTCATTGAGCTTCTGATTTACCCTTTTTTTGAGGATACCAAATATGACAACTGCTACAGACCTGGCGCAACAGGCGATCGATAACATCAATGCACTTAAAGCGCTGGCTGAAAAAACAGGTGAAATCCCCGCCGATGTGCAGGCCCAGCTGGATGCTTATGCCGATCAGGTTGATAAACTGACCCGGCAGTTAGGCAGCGAGCAAGAGACGCGTGAGGGCTATCGCACTGCTATCAGGATCGATGAAGAGCAAATTGGCCTGGCTCTCGAAATCATGAACAAAATCGAGGCTGGTCTGAACGATAATAGCATCCCCCAAATGCATCCTGCTTTGCGACGCCAGCTAACAGAAACTCTTGGGTATGTTACGAATCGGAAGGAAGAACTCCTTACTTATCGCAGAGAAGGCGACTCGGAACCTCGTTCGTACGAAGAGTACCGCATGGGTATTTAATCCCATTGACTCCTTATAAACAGCCGCCTTCGGGCGGTTTTTTGCTTTGTTTGGACTTAAGCGAACTTTAAAGCTCTACTTAGAAAGCAGAAATCACTTACAGAGCTTGAGCGTTTCTAAGATGGAGAGTAATAATAAATGATCATCATATAGGGAGACAATAATGAAGTATGACCAATACGTAAGTGACGATGATAAGCATCCTCTTGACCATTTATTCTTTGTTTTAGGAAATCGTACATTTTTATTGCTACTATGGATTTCTTCAATATCAACAGGATTTTACCTCGCTTATGTTACATCTCAACTGGACTGGATTACCCGAGGGGGTGGCGCTGGACTGCTCATCAGCACGCTATTAACACTTTCTCCATTATTCAGGAATGGAATATACCTGTCAGTATCTGTAGCGTCAGGATTCGGCTCAAGAGGGTCTGATGGCAAAACAAGTGCCACTACTGAAGTTAGCAGGCATACTGCAAATAATATTGTTTTTGGAGTTTTATTGCTGGTTATATCTGCTGTGATAAATTGTGTGGGTGATAAAGTTTGGGCAACGATATGGTAAAACATAACATCGCAGTACGCAGCAGAGAAGAGGGAGTATTTCAAAGAGAGATTGCAGCATTACAGGAACGTTGCGCTTCAGTTCCCGCGCGGCACTGACCTGGTTTGTCAGAAGGAGAAGAAATGATGGATTGCATTCTTTTTAAAGACGATGGCACAACCAAACTGATGAAAGTGAAAGATGGTCAGCTGAATGTGAACATCCCAAACCCTGGAAGTGATACTTACACGGGCTATCCAATCAAGCAATTCGATAACCAATCTGGAAATGACCGGATAGTTTACCTGATAGCCAGTCTTGAACCCATTTCTGAAGGCGAGATTCTGGACGCAATTAATAGCCTCCGACCTCAACCAATAGAGCTAATCCAGAAGCCTTAATTGCACCTCCCAAAATACGTCGTGCAAGGTGACTAAATTTTTACCGCGAAGAGTCGATGAAGTTTCCACGGGGTTCGGACCCGGTTTATCAAAGGGAGGAAGGCAAGTGAGAGTTAAAGTATTGGAAAGAAATAACATTCATGCCTTAATGCATGGGGAATACGATAAGCAGACAACTGAAAGCAACGGCGAGCCGATAGTGGAACACCACTTAAAAGTTGACCGCTGCACCATAAGCGATGCTCTTTTTCGCAATTTATCATATCGCCAGTATCAAAGCCTGAGTATCAATAGCAGCGCTTTTAAAGATTTTTATTATACTGGAAAGGACGATGTCGGATACATCTTCTCGACTCGGCCCTGAGAAATAATCTAAAAAATTAAACATACCTCGCCACGGCGGGGTTTTTTATTGCCTACAGGAAACCGACATGACACATCCAGACCCGATAGATGAAGCCGCAGAACGCGAGCAGCAGATGATTGAGATTGCCCTGGCTAACCGGCCCAAGCCCACAATGAGCTTCACCTGCCTTTGCCATAACGGCGATTGCAGAGAGAAGACCACTAAGGGTTTCTTCTGCTGCAGCGAGTGCCGGGAAGACCACAAACGCATTGAGCGCGCTAAGCAGCAGCGGAGGGTTGCATGAGTGTTTACACGTTGGTAGTTGAATTCCCGGATGGCAAAGAGCCGCCAATCGGACCGCTGACAGATATCCTTGGTGGCAGAGCAATGACTGTCGCGTTTTTCGACCATCGAGATGACCATCTGACTGTTGAGCAGGCTTACCTGATTGAGAAGGCAGTAGAGGAATACTGCGAGAAACACGACAAGGATGATTTGGATATCTGGAACAAGCTGCAGTTTCTCACCAAAGAATAACCCCCACCCACCCCATTCACTATCGCGCTCTGCGTGAGGAGTTGTTATGTCTGAAATAAATAGTGAGGTGCCATGAATGAGCTGGCTCTTTTCGCAGGCGCTGGCGGAGGAATACTCGGAGGGCACCTCCTTGGATGGCGAACAGTTTGCGCCGTTGAGCGTGACGCCTACGCAGCACAGGTTCTGGCGCAACGACAAAATGATGGAATTCTCCGACCTTTCCCGATTTGGTCTGACGTGTGCAGTTTTGACGGAAAGCCATGGAGTGGAATTGTTGATGTCGTTTCTGGAGGCTTTCCCTGCCAAGACATTTCAGCAGCAGGCTGCGGAGCAGGAATATCCGGAGAGAGATCCGGACTATGGAAGCAGATGGCAAGAATCATCGATGAGGTTCGACCTCAGTACGTCTTGTTGGAAAACTCACCTCTGCTTGTGGGAAGAGGACTTGCCGTGGTCCTTGGTGATATTGCCGCGCTGGGGCTCGATGCGGAATGGTGTTGTATTTCAGCATCAGAGTGCGGAGCGACCCATAACCGTGACCGAATCTGGCTTGTTGCCTACCCCAAGGGCCAGCATGGGAGGCCATGGCATAGCATGGTGTCGGGCGAGGACAGGCGATCACAGACACAATCTGGAGGACTGGCTGGCATGGCAGCATCTGGAAGCTGGAGGAGAGGAAACGCCTGGTCTGAATGCCAGCCCCGCTTATGTCGAATCGCTGATGATGTGGCCTATGGGGTGGACAGACTTAAAGCCCTTGGTAATGGACAGGTTCCAAGAGTGGCAGCAACTGCATTCAGCATCCTGAGCAGTAAAGAATGAACACCATCCACGACATCTCCCCGGCGAGTTCCTCATATGGCTCGCCATTTTAATTTGCATCGTGCTGGCTCTGTGCTGGCCGTATAAGGAGTAGATATGGAAACCTATGCCCTGTCTATGGATGAGGCATGCGCGTTCCTCGGCATTTCCCGCCCCACCTGTCAGCAGTGGATTCGCACCGGCAGGCTCATGGCAACGCGCAAAGACCCGTCAAAACCGAAGTCTCCCTACCTCCTCACCCGTCAGGCCTGTATTGCCGCTCTCAACAATCCAATGCACACTGTCGCCGTGAGCGCGGCAGATGCACATGAGGAGAAAAAATCATGTCGATCTTCCGCAGAGGTGAAATTTGGTACGCCAGTTTCACAACGGCGGGCGGAAAAAGAATTAAGCAATCTCTTGGCACGTCCGACAAACAGCAGGCGCAAGAACTCCATGACAAGCTGAAAGCTGACTCCTGGAGGCATTTGAAAATGGGCGAACCTGTCTCAATGTCGTTTGAGGAGGCATGCGTCCGTTGGGTACATGAAAAAGCAGAAAAAAAATCTCTCTGGGATGATAAAGATCAGATTTCGTTCTGGCTCCCCTTCCTGAAAGCAAGGCAGCTCAGAGACATCACGGAGCGGGAGATTTATTCAGCTGTAGCAAAGGTGGAAAATCGGAATCACCTGAACAGGTGGAAGAAGCAGGCCGCAGCCTGCATCAGGAAGGGGAAGGAGCCGCCAGTTTATGAGCCTAAACTGGCAACCCTTGGCACAAAGATCAAGCGACTTTCTTTCCTCAGATCCCTTCTGCGAGCAGCCGAGCGAGAATGGCGGGTACTGGAAAAGGCACCTCTGGTAAAAGTTCCGGTCGCTAAGGAGAGGCGCATAAGATGGCTGAAACCAGAAGAGGCTCAAAGACTAATCAGTGAGTGTTCTGAGCCGCTGAAGTCCACGGTTGAGTTTGCTCTTTCGACAGGGTTGCGCAGGTCGAACATAACAAATCTCAAATGGGAGCAGATTGACCTGCAAAAACGTATGGCGTGGATTTATGCGGATGAAAGCAAATCAGGAAGGGCAATTGGCGTTGCCCTCAATGATACGGCCTGCGCAGTTCTGAGAAAGAACATTGGCAGGCATCAGGAGTACGTTTTTGTTTACGTGGAGAGTAAGAAGGATAATAGCGGAGAAACATCAAAGGTCACACGTCCAGTTAGCAGCAATGCAAATAAAGGATGGAAAGCAGCATTACGCAGAGCAGGCATTGAGGACTTCAGGTTTCATGACCTGCGGCATACCTGGGCTTCCTGGCTGATCATGTCCGGCGTGCCTATCTCTGTTTTGCAGGAGATGGGCGGATGGCAGACCATTGACATGGTACGCAGATACGCACACTTCTCGTCAGGTCATTTGTCCCAGCATGCGAAGCTGATTGATGATATTTTTATGAAGAATGTCCCAAATATGTCCCAATCCACTTTGAGGAATGGAACTCAAGATGATTAA